TCTTAGAAGCATAGATAGCCTCAGTAACAAGAATAAAGGCATGATAGAGTTTCTTATAAAGCACTATGAAGAATGAGCCAGACTAATCTTTTTCAAGCTAATGTATCGCAGGGAGGAGATGATCCTACCCGTACAGCCAGGCAGGTAGAGATAGTAGATAAGTGGCAAGCTAATCGTGGTAAGGGCACTCTGGAAGCAGTTACCGGATTTGGTAAGACAAGAACAGCTTTAATGGCTGCAGAACGTCTTATTAATAGTCCTAATGCTAAGACTCAGAGAGATCTTACGGTTATTGTACCTAGTATAGAACTTAAGAAAGACTGGGAAGAGAAGTTAAAGTATTACGATTTTCCTAGCCGTGTATTTGTAGTTAATACATACATCAATATATATAGCCTAGAATCTCCTAGAGAAACATCACTGTTGGTACTTGATGAGTTTCATCGGTATCACTCACCTGAACATGGCAGAGTGTTTGAAGCTACTAACTATAATTTTATATTTGGTACTACTGCTACTATAGATGACACAGATCCCAAGTTCATTAGAATGAAAAAGTTGTGTCCTATTATAGACACAGTTAGTCTAGAAGAAGCTACAGCTAATAACTGGGTAAGTGACTATACTATTTTTAATCTAGGCATAGATATGAGTCCTGAAGAAAAGGAATACTATGGCCGGCTAGGTAGACAGTATAATAAGTACTTTAAGACCTTTGACTTTGAGTTTGGAACAGCTATGGACTGTCTCTCTAATAAAGATGCCAGACGAGATTACGCCAGACAGATAGGTTGGGATGAAGGGGCAATTATGACTCATGCTGTTCAGTTTTCTAGAATTGTTCAGAAGCGGAAACATTTTTTGTATGAGTTACCTTCAAAATTAACTGCTGCTAAGGAGATTATAAATAGGTTTTCTGACCATATTTTCATAAGTTTCAGTGAGTCAACTGACTTTGCTGACCGACTTGCAGAAGAGCTCCCAGATATTGCAGTTCCTTACCACAGTAGCCTAGCTACGCTTATCAAGGTAAAAGGAACAGATGAAGTCGTTGCTAAATCCACTAAAGTAAACGGTAAGACCAAGTATAAAGATTTAGACACCGGTATTACCCATTCGTGGGCTAATATCAAGAAGGTATATCCTAAGAAAAAGCTTAAAAGACTAGGTAAGACCAGACGAAGAGACCAGTCTATCAGACTCTTTAAAGAAGAAGATAATGGTATACGTCTTATTAGTACAGCACGAGCATTAGATGAGGGTTTTAATGTACCCAGAATAAACGCTTCTATTGTAACCTCAGGGTCGTCTAAAACCAGACAGAGTATTCAGAGATTAGGTAGAATGATTAGGCAAGAAGAAGGTAAAAGAGCCTTTCAAGTAGAAATCTACATAAGGAATACACAAGATGAAGTCTGGCTACGTAGTCGACAGAAGGAGTCAATTAACGTTAACTGGATAGACAGAATAGATGAAATAAACATATAACAAGAAGTATTAATGATAATTGAAGTAGATTTTGACTTCTTAGTAAAACATAAGATGTCAATAGAGCAATATATGCTCTGTTACGTCTTACACATGGACAAGCAGTCTATTAAAAATGGAGAGCGTCAAGAACGTAAGAGCGGCTCTCCGGTAGCTATTATTTATAAGTATACAGAGAATGTAGCTCCAATCAGTCCAAGAGGTATGAAAGATCTCATAGATAGAGGATACCTGGAGAAGACTGGCCCTAAGCTTGTACCTGATATGCTAGAAGTGACGAATAAGTTTAAACAGGAAGTATTTAATCACTGGACTAATTTCCAGCAACTCTTTGACATATATCCGGATCGTATAAGCTTTGGCCCAGGTAAACACTCAGCTTCTTTGAAGTCTTTAGATAGGCCTCAGGAAGAAGTGGCCGAGTCTTATACTAAAGTAGTTAGGACTAACAAGAAGCACAAAGAAGTTTTAAAGATCGTGCAGTGGGCTAAAGAAAAGAATCTAATCAGAAAAGGTATTCAGAAGTTTATTTACTCCCGTGACTGGGACATTCTCAAGGAAAAGTATGAGGTTGACTTTACTGACGATACCACAGATAGCTATGAGGTTTTTATATGACAGATGGACGAAATATGATTATTAACTCTGATTATGATGAATTTCTCGACCAAGTTGAGAAAGGTATTAGAGGAGATAACACGTTCATCCCGGTAGGATTCTCTAAACTAAATCCACATATCGGAATCGGTAAGGGTATTTACATCATGGTAGGCGGAGAATCTGGTACAGGAAAGACTGCTTTAGTTGACGAGATGTTTGTACTTAACCCGTATGCGTGGTATATGGCAAACAGAGAGAGGACGGATAAGAAGCTCCGTATCATTTACAGATCAATGGAACGATCTAAGACCCATAAAATAGCCAAATGGGTTTGTTTAAGACTGTGGCTTAAGTATAACATCCTTGCAGATGTTCCCACAGTACTTGGTTGGAGAACAGACAGAAGTAAAATTACTCCAGAAGTCTATGCTAAGATAAAAGAGTGTAGAGACTATTTTGAAGAAATGTTTGATGTAGTTCAGATTATAGATGGAGCTACCCATCCAACAGGTATGTACATGCAGTGTAAAGGTATATCCCTGTCTGAAGGTTTTCTTATTAAAAGTAACGATGAAGACATAGTAAAAGTAGATCACAAGAACCCTAAGGGTAAAGTGATTAAGAAGTTTTCTAAAGAACATTACAAGATTACTAAAGGCGGTACCAGAGTTTATTATGAAGAGGTGAACCTTAAGGGTGAGCCAGAGATGATTACTCAATACTACACCAAGTACTATCCTGATAATCCTAATGTCATAAACGTTGTATTAGGTGATCATAATGGTAAGTGGAAGAATGAGCGAGGGTATAGTGAAAAGCAAACCCTCGATAAAGCTTCACAGTACTATGGTGAGCTAAGAGATATATATGGTTGGAGTCCTATAGCAGTCAACCAGTTTAATAGAAATATAGCTGATACGACACGGCGAGTTAAACTTGATCTTACTCCTGAGAAACAGGACTTTAAAGGGTCAGGTAATATGTATGAAGATGCAGATTTTGTCTGTGCTATATTTAATCCTGCAGAATCGAATATTAAAGAGTTCAAAGGATATAAAATACCTTTATTTAATAACACAAAAGGTTTTAATAGATTCAGAAGTCTTCATATACTAAAGAATTCATACGGACTAGATAACATTATTACAGCACTCTCTTTTGTAGGAGAATGTGGACACTTCGAGCAAGTCAATAAGCCCAAAGAATTGACTCCGGAAGACACAAAGTATGCTGCTAATCCAGAATTATGTCCCCCTAATCCAAATCAGAAAGTAATTCAACTAATATGAGTAAACTTGTAGGAGTGGCCGGGCCTTCCGGTCATGGAAAAAGTACCTCTTTGAGAAACTTGGATCATACCAAGACTCTCGTGATTAATGTAGCTGGTAAAGATTTCCCTTTTCAGGGATCTCGTAAGCTATACAATAAAGAGAACAAAAATTACCTCGAAGCAACTACGTCTGATGATGTAGTAGCTATACTTAAAAATGTGTCAGCTAAGATGCCTCACATCAACTATGTGGTCGTTGATGACTTTCAGTATATCGTAGGTATGGAATTTGTAGATAAGGCCTTAGAGAAAGGATATGACAAATTCAGTGCTATGGCTCAGCATATGGTAAATATAGTTAAGCCTCAATTGCACCAGAAACTAAGAGATGACTTATATGTTATCATCTTGACTCATGATGAGATAGTAGAAAAAGACTATCAAAAAGAGCGTAAGATGAAGACTGCCGGTAAGCTGGTAGATCAGCATATAACTCTAGAAGGTTTCTTTACAGTAGTATTCTTCACGCAGATTAAGAAGCTTGAAGGCCAGGAAGAACCGTCCTATTTCTTTAGAACAAGAACAGACGGTATTTGTAACTCCAAATCTCCAATGGGTATGTTTGAAGATGTTCTTATACCCAATGATTTAGAACCTATCATGAACAGAATGGAAGAGTACTATGGTACAGACGAGAACAGCTAGTTAAGCTCGTAAAAAGCACTAGCAAACACGATTAATCGTAAAACAACAACATACATAGGATAAATTAATATGGACTTATCACAAGCAACAACGGTAAGAAAAAGCTCAGTACAGACTCAAGATTTCGATCTGAGATACAAGTATTCTAACGGAAAGTTCCAACTTTCTGACCGTTTCTATTCTAACAAGAACATGAACATGAATGGTCTTACGTTTCACCTGATTGAGCATGAAGGAGAAACAGTTCTTCTTGTGTCTATCCGATTAAACGAAGAATCAGTATTCTACAAAGGCAAAGCTGGAGATGCTGATAAAGCTACTGACTTTGCATACAGTGTACTGGAAAACTCTCTGAAAGACTTCAACATGATAGATACAGAGAGTTCAGACCGGTTTGAGAACTTTACACTGAATCCGGTAGGTGAGAATGAAGGTTATTCTTACTTCCAAATTGTACCTCGTGGCGAAGGATCAGATGAAATCGCAGACGAGCCTTCAGAAGAAGTAGAAGCAAAAACAGATCTGACTGGAGAGCCAGTAGACGATTCTTCTCAAGAGGATGAGGCTGAAGAAGCTACGGCAGAAGCAGAGACAGAAGATGCTGTTGCTGAAGGAGAATACGATCCGTTCAGTTAAGTATATTGAGGGGTAGAGATACCCCTCTTTCTTTTAATAATCATTAAAACATAATAAAGATACATATATGAGTAATTTTCAATTTGGTACCAGTAAAGACACTATCCAAGATACATCAGGTGCGCCTAGAATGGCTAACCCTTTTCTTGGCAAGGTTAAACTAGCCGGACTTCCAGAAGTTCGTACTATTAAGGCTAAAGATGGTACAGAGTATCCTAATATCCTTGCATTCACGTTCAAAGCTCAGCCCGGAGAAACAGATGTTGCTGATAATGAAGTAGGCGGGTTTCTTCTAGAGAAACTTGAATGGCCTCCACGTGACGAAGATTCACAAGATAAGGTAAGTAATAAGACCGGCCGTATCGGTTACATCATGTCTAAGTTCTTACCGGAAGAAGACGCCCTTATTGATCCTAGTCAGATTAAATCCTGGGAACACTTTATTGACACAGTGATTAATCGGTTTGAGAAAAATCCTGATTGTCTAAACAACGTAGTTAGAATCAAAGCGCCGGCCAGCGAGTACAAAGGTAAGGTTGACTTTGATATTCCTAACTACAAAGGCTTTATTCAAGCTTCTAAAGAGGATAATCCTCTGGCTTTCTCCAAGAAAGAGACAGCAGCTAACAACAAGTGGCTAGCTACTCAAAGTATGGAAGCAGATAATGCTCCTGATGAAGATGGTGTAAACCTCAACTTTTCAGATGATGACGATCTGTTTTAAATAAAGCATACTAAAGAAGACCTATAAGAAAAAATCAAAGCAAGGCTACAATTATAGTAGTCTTGCTTTTTTAATCATCTCCTATGACTCAATTAGATTTTGGAACAAACAAAGAGACTATTGAAGGTTCTACACTTTGGAGTAGAAGTAAAATTCTATCACAAGTAGGCCAGGAAGAGATCTTTGAACAATTTTTAAGAGTACCTGTAGATTATAGAGGACTGTTTAGAAGCCCTATAAGAGAAGATGAGAATCCAACCTGCTCCTTTAAATGGGTAGATGGTAAGCTATTATTTAGAGACTGGTCAGAATCCAGAGCTAAAGATTGTTTTGATATAGTTAAAGAGATACATCATTGTGATTTTTATACAGCTTTAGAAGTAGTTGCTAAAGAGTTTAATTTAACACATAAAGATCCTAGACAGGGTTATACTCCTAAGACAGACTTATCCTTAGAAAGCTATGAGAGGCATAAGAATAACGAGAAGAGTATCATAGAGATTAAACGACAGCCGTTTACCCCTCAAGATGTGAGATACTTGAAGCAGTACCATTTAACAAAAAAGATTGTAGACTATTATAATGTGTTTGGTGTGAAAGCCGTATGGTTAAACGGTAGATTGTTTTATACAAATTCTATTGATAAACCTGCAATAGCATATTACTTTGGTTTAGACGATAAAGGACGACAGAAGTGGAAGATATACTTCTATAAAACACGAGACTCTTGGAGATTTATAGGAAATACAAACAGAATTAATGGGTGGGTACAAATACCTAGAACTGGAAAACTGCTAGTCATTACGAAGTCTTTAAAAGATGTGATGTGCTTAGCTAAATTTGGGATACCTGCAATAGCTATGCAAGGAGAGTCTCAGATTCCATATGATTATATTATTGAAGAGCTTAAAGAAAGATTTGATATTATTTACACACTAATGGACTATGATAGAGCCGGTATAAACGCTGCTTGGAAGATCAAGAAGCTGTATGATATACCTGCTATGTTTTTCAGAGACGAGTATGATGCTAAAGATTTTTCAGACTATCTTAAAGATAATGGAGTGGAAGACACTCAAAAGATAGTAGAGCAAGCACTGACTCACATAGGCCTAGATCCATCTGAATTTAAGCTACCCTTATAATGAATCCAATTCAAACATTAACGATATCAAAGTATATTAAGAAGGTGCAGATGTCTAAGAAGCGCCGGAAGAAGTATTACAGACGACAAAAAGGTAAATGGAAACCCAGAGATCTACCCCCTACCTATCAGGATAAAATAAATGTAGGAGACTGGAGTGTAGATAAGAAGGGCTATTTACGTATAGAAGATGGCACTAAGAAAGTAGCTAATCCACAGGCAGCTGGTACTCCCAGATATGAGAGTTTATCTGGAAATAGCTTTATGGCCGGCTTTAATAGCTACCACATTAGACGTAAGCTAACGGGTGAACTCAAGAAGTTTTACACACCGTTTGTTAAAGATCAGCTAAGACCATTTAACCCTTCAGAAATACCCCTCATAATTACGTGGGACTTTTATACTACCACAGGAAAGGTAGATTGGGACATGGATAACATGTTCTTTTATTGGAAGTATTTACAGGATGTATTAGTGAACGAGAACATCCTGCCTAATGATACTATTCAGTATATAACTTTCCCCCCTTCAGGCAGATTACGTCCGGTAAAGAAATGGAGTGATCGGAAGTTTGTCTTTAAATTTTACACAGACTCTAATAAAGAGTTAATTACTCATTTTAAACAAGAAGGCTTATTACTATGACAGATGCAGCGATAGCCCATCAGGATATGAACCATACACCGGTATCCTATTCAGCAATGAAGAAGTTCCGGGAAGGTGGTATTCATAATTATTACCGTTACAAAGAGCGTGAGCTAGACGAAGTAACATCAGACAGCCTGGATCTAGGCACACTAATAGACGAAAAGCTTCTTAATGAAGCAAAATTTAATGATAAGTTTGTCATACAGACATCATCTGCTCCCTCTTCATCTAATCAGATAAAGTTTTGTGAGCATGTGCTTAATGCAGCAGATGTAACTGACGATGTGCTAATGGAAGCTTACCGGATTAGCTATGCTAACCCTCCTAAAACAGATAAAACTCTGTTAAAAAAGGCTAAAGGAGTTTATGAGGATAATGAAGCTTACATAGAAGAAGCTCCTAATCTTGTAGGTAAGAAGACGTATTCAGAAGATGACTCTTTTGCTCTTAATCAGATTAAGATGAACATCATGGGTCACAAGAAGCTTGGGCCTATATTTGATGCTATCGACGGTAACAGCTATGATGGTATAGAAGTTATGACTCATATAAAGCTAGAAGGGATGATGCACGGCCTTCCTATTAGAGGAGAGCTTGATTTAGCTATCATTAACCATACTAGAAAAACTGTCAGTGTACAGGATCTTAAGAGTACTTATGTGCACTTGCCTAATTTTAAATATCAGGTAAAGAGTAACGATTATGTGATGCAGCAAGTTATCTATGAACAGCTAGCTCTGCAGAATATAGTTCCGAAAGGTTATGAGTTACTAAATCCTAAGTTTATTGCTGTAAAGACATCCGGTAGTTATGATGTAGCAAGTATATCTATTCCTTCAATTTGGATGGAACAAGAAAAGACACAGCTGAAAAAAGATTTTGAGCTACTTAGCTGGCATTACGCTAGTCGTAAATTCAAATATGACAGGGAGTACTATGAAGGAGATGGTACTATAGAATTAGAGTTCCTCCTGGAAGACCTGGACAAATGGAAAGCCAGCGTAAAGCATTAGCTCTCTTAGGGCAATCTTGGGGAGAATTCTTACATAGGGAATTCACTAAGGATTATATGCTACATATAGGTAAATCAGTGGCTAAAGCTAGAAAGCTTGTCACTGTTTATCCTGATAAAGACTCTGTGTTTCGAGCTTTTAAGCTCTCTCCTTACAGAAATACACGAGTCGTAATTGTAGGACAAGATCCTTACTACAATGGACAAGCAGATGGGCTAGCCTTTAGCTCTCAGAAAGAAGAGATACCTGCTTCTCTTGAAAATATATTCAAAGAAATAACAGGAGACTTAGATATAGAGGTAAAACAGTCACCAGACCTTACCCGGTGGGCTGAACAGGGTGTCTTGTTATTGAATAGCCATTTAACAGTTAATAAAGGCCAGCCAGCCTCACATTCTAGGTTAGGTTGGGACAGGTTTACAGGTCGGGCTATTAAAGCTCTAGGCCTGTGCCCTGTTCCTACTGTTTTTATGTTATGGGGAAATCATGGTAAGAGTTTAGAACATCTGATAGAACCCTCTAATCACTTGATACTAAAAGCGGCTCACCCGTCTCCCAGATCAGCTTATAAGGGATTCTTTGGGTGCAATCATTTTAGTAAGTGCAATACCTTTCTAACAAACAATAACTTAAAACCAATAAACTGGACATAATTATGCAACTAAACGATATAACAGTAGATCTAGACGTTATAGATGTTGACAACACTGGAGATATAGCTACACAATCGTATACACTGCCTCTGACAGGTAAAGTGCCTGTAGATAATGGTCTTATGATGATTTACCAATCTCCTAATTTCTTTGGGTATGCAGTAACATTTGGGGCGTTCTATAAAGATAACACCATAGAAATAGATTCATCTCCATCTGCATCAGTCTCTTGTAAAGCTTCTGTATGCTCTCCTAATGACGAGTTTGATAAAGGTCTGGGTATTCAGATTGTTATTGGGCGTCTCGTACAAGCTGAAGATTGGGATAGTATAGTGGTCTCTAGGACTAAGGAAGAAGTAGAAGTAAGCCTTAATGCATCTGTTCAAAATGCAGCTGCTGAGCTAGCAGAATACCTGCACCACAGAGATGAATGTATGGCTATGTTTGACATGAGTCAAAGGACTGTCAACAATAGTCTGGAAGAGCAATTTTCTAGGTTCAAATAAAAACCGGTTAAAGGGGGCTCCTGGCTCCCTTTTCTTTTAACTAATCAAAATACTATGGGACTACAAGAAAATTTTAAAAACGAAGCTAGGAAAAACTTAACAGCAAAATTTAAAGACCTTTGGGAAAGAACCCCTCTAAGGGGATTTAATGGCCCTACAATAAATGTAAGTCTTTTACAAAGGAAGCTTTCTACTGCTTCTGGAAACATTTCTTTTTGTGCTTTTCATAATATCTCTAGAGACGCCTATATAGACGACAATTTATCTGAAGAAATAAGTAAAGTAGAAGATAGATTTTACCAAAAAGTTAACAACATGGAGGATTGATATGATTACTGACTTAATGATTGATATTGAAACACTTGGCACTAGTCCGGGAGCAGCTATACTTAGTATAGGAGCAGTTCCTTTTAACCTAGTGACAGGTGAGGTTTCAGGTAACCACTTTTACGAAAGAGTGAATTTAAAGAGTTGCCTAGCTGCAGGACTAGGGATAGATGCAGATACTTTAGCGTGGTGGTTAGATCAGTCTCAAGAAGCCCGAGATCAGGCGTTTGGAGATATGATAATATCCAAGCCTATTTATAGGGTATTTAATGAGCTTACTGAGTTTATCCTTAGATATAACAGCCTTGAAAATATTAATGTGTGGGGGAACTCTAACAGGTTTGACTTAGGTATACTTGACGCCGGTTATAGGGCAGTGGGTAAATCGTATCCTTGGAGCTTCAGAAATGAACGAGATGTAAGAACATTGGTTCATTTTGCTCCTCATATTAAGGAGGAAATGGAGTTTGAAGGTACGGAACATCATCCTATACACGATTGTCACCATCAAATCAAGTACTGCGTAGAAATAGCTAAAACTTTATACAAACAATAATTATGACAACTTTATACACTAAAGACTCAACTGATAACATTCGGTTCTGGGCTATCTTAACAGAAGGCTCTGATATTGTGCAGAAATCAGGCGTAGTAGGCACAGATAATCCGGTAGAGCATCGTAAGACCGCTAAGGCTAAGAACGTTGGCCGGGCTAATGAAACGACTCCTGAAGAACAGGCTATTTCAGAAATGGAAAGTAAGATTAAGGCTAAAAAGCGTAAAGGTTACTTTGATACTAAAAAAGAAGCAGAAATTACTGAAGTTATCGAGCCTATGCTTGCTAAGTCTTATGGTAACCATGCTAAAAAAGTAGTCTGGGATGACGAGAAGAAGCCTGTCTATGTCCAGCCTAAATTAGATGGTATGAGATGTCTGGCTATTATTCGTAAAGATAAGATCACTTTGATGTCCAGAGGAGGTAAAGAGATTACCACTCTTGATCATATTAAAGCATCTTTGGATCCTATTAAATCCGATATGGTACTTGATGGAGAGCTTTATGCTCATGGAAAATCTTTCCAAGAGAACATGAAACTCATCAAAAAGTATCGTGAAGGTAAAACAGAGGAAGTGACGTACCATATCTATGATACCATATCGGACGCTGATTATTCATACCGCTATGGTGTGATTCAACGTGTAGGTAAGGAGCTGGACTCTGCTAACATAAAGATAATAGAGTCTCGTCTAGTTACTTCAGAAGCTGATCTAAGGAATTTCCATGCAGAATTTCTGGCAGAAGGGTATGAAGGTACGATGATCAGACATAATACATCTGGTTATAAGATAGGCGGTAGAAGTGCTGATCTTCTCAAATACAAGGACTTCTTAGATGAGGCTTTTGAAGTAATAGATGTAGTTCCTGCAGACGCCCGACCAGAACACGGTATTGTTGTATGTTCTATAGAAGACCTAATCTTTAGGGCTCCTCTTAAGGGAAGTCATGATGAGCGTGAAGCTCTCCTTAAAAACAAAGAAGATTTTATAGGCCAAAAGGCGGAAATACGATTCTTTGAACGCACAGATGCTGGAATTCCACGATTCCCTGTCTGTGTAGGCTTCCGGTTAGACAAATGATTACTTCAAAAGAAGTTCTGGAAGAAGAACTCTCAGAGCTTCAAAAAAAGTTTAACCCGCACGCTGAGAATTATACTGAGTGGAGTAAGCAACGATCTATTAGAGATCGAATGCGGCAGATAAAACGACAACTCTTAAAATTAAACAACATGAGTAAGCTAAAATTTCCAAAAGAACTACGAAGCCAATGGTTAGAAGCTCTCAGAAGCGGAGACTATGAACAAGGTTCGAAAGTGCTAAGAAATAAGTCATATACTGGAAAATACGAGTATTGTTGCTTGGGAGTCCTGTGTGAAATTACAGGCATACCTTATGATAGTGATGCAAGTGCCCCTCTTAGCGGTTTGGGTGATGGTATATCTACAAAAGAATTGGAGACTCGCTTAAAGCAAGTGGGTATGCCTGACTTCATGATGGCAAAGTGGGAATATAACATCAATTTACGGGTTAAGGAGCCAAGGCAAGACTTAGATAGCTTTGCTACAGAGAAAGACTTTGTAACAGCTTTGGCTACTATGAATGATGATATGGGCATGTCTTTTAGTGATATTGCCCATTATATTGAGCGAGTGACGGAGCCTGTATAATGGGTCGTAAAACTATAATACTTGAGAACGAGTACTCTGTAGATGACGAAGTTGAGTCATTTATGGAGGACTTTCCTCAACTCTTTGGAGAAGTTGAAAAGCTATTAGGAATACAGCATTCTAGCTTTAAAACTATTAGTCGATATATAGACGAAGGAGATATAGTACTATTTAATAGTACCTTCTTATATAAAGACCAACTAGAAGAGTTTATGGAAAGGTTTGCTAAACTGCCTTTTAAAATAACATTCTACGTAGGGAACTTAGAACATCATATAGAGGAGTGGTTAGATACCTCTTCTTTCTATTGGTCAGATCGAACTCTATTATTTACCCACCTTGGCCGGTGTTTTAAAAGGCATAGAATTTACACGTTTAAGAAAGATGTAGGAACTGAACTTGTAAAAGATAATCACAGCAACTATACCAATAAAAGATATAGGTATAAAGTTGGAAGAGTCTCTTTTGATCATGAAAAGAAGATTACTAATGTTAATAAATGGATGACAATCAATGGCACTTAATTTATTTTTTAGGCCAGACATCACGATGGTTAAATGGCTAATAGAGTATTCTGACGGTAGATTTATCATCGACATAGGGTGCGGAACTCACATGCACCTTTTAAAACTCTTACAGGGTATAGGATATAATAAGATAATGGGGATAGACCCCGCTATAGACTATACTAGCTACATGAAGATGAGACTTCTTAGCAATAAGGATGATTATATTCATGTTCTCCCTTGGAGGATACAAGAAAGGCCTACTATGATACAGGAAATGGGTAAAGATGCTTTATTACTCTTTGCCCGGCCATCTCACGGAGGCTTTGTAGAAGATGTATTAGACTTTAAGGCTGAAGGTCAAGAAGCTCTTTACATTAGTAAGGAAGAAAACATAGATCAATATAATGATCTTGGAAAATACGTAGAACAAGCAAAAATAATCGAACATAAAGGTACGTCGGAGGACGATGAGAAGGTATGGACAATAATATAG